GGGCCCCGACGGGGGGCTCGCCGGGTCCACGCTCCGCATCAACGTGGCTCTGGTGATCCCGGTCGCCTGATGGCGCTCAAGGGGAGCTTCGCCGGGCACGTCGTCATCGACAACCGGGCGCTGAACCAGGTGCTCCACGGCGCCTCCGGCCCGGTGGCGAAGGCGCTCCTCGTGGCGGGGGACATCGTGAAGGCCGGGGCCCGACGCCGGGTGGGCGTCTACAAGCGTGCGCCGGGCGACCCGCTTCCCCGCTCGGGAGGCCGCCGACCGGGCACCCTCCGGGACAGCATCGTGAAGCGCCTCGTCGTCGGCGGGCCCGAGGGCGTCAAGGTGCTGGTGGGCTCTGAGGACCCCATCGCCCTCCTCCACCACGAGGGGACCATCCCCCACAGGATCACCGCCCGCCGCAAGCCGTTCCTCGTGTTCTACTGGCCCGCCGCCGGGAAGGTCATCCGCATCAGGTCCGTGAACCACCCGGGCACCCAACCCAACCGCTACCTGGCCGACAGCCTCCCCGACTTGCGGGCCCGCTTCTGATCTAGGCTCCGGCGCCGTGACCCGTCATCGTGACTTCGCCGTCATCTCCGCTGAGCCCGAGCCTCTGTCTTTCACCGTGTCCGGTATCCGGGTTAGCACCGGGGAGCCCTGGTCCGAGACGTTCAAGTGCTGGCCTCGCATCGCACCCCAGGCGATGGCCGACCTTGCCCTGGCGATGCGGGTGACGCCGGAGGGCGAGCGCATCTGGAACGCCGGGGCTGTGATTGGGTTCGTGCGCCGGGCGCTGATGGACGTGGAGCCGGTCGCCGTCAACGGGGAGACGCCCCCGTTCGACCCGACCCAGATGGCCAAGTCTCAGCGTGGCCGCTGGCAGGCGCTCGTGAACGACTCCGACCGGGCCCTCAACATGCAGGACGACCTCGGGCCGATCCTCCTGTGGCTGGCGGAGGAGTACACGGGCCGCCCTACCGAACCGCCCTCCACCTGACGGCTTGGGCGGTCACGAACAGCAGCTACTGCAACGCCAAGCTGACCACCCTCGGGGTGGACCGAGAAGCGCTGACCCTCGACTCGCTGTGCGACCTGATCCACATGCTGATGGTCGAGACGGCCCACCTTCCTCACAACCGGGTGGCAGAGCTCGTGGACCAGCCGTTCTGGATCGAGCGGGACACGTGGGGGCAGGGTCCGGTGTCCGAGGCCGCCCACCGTGCAATGATGGCGCTGACCGGGGGCCCAGCCCCCCTGCGTGACCCGTCAGCCCAGCGCCCCCGGCCCGTCGGGACGGTGGTGCCCGAGACGCCCCAGGAGAGCCCGGCATGACCGTGGTTGGCGAGGCCTTCGTCGTCATCCGCCCCGACGACGACAAGTTCGTCCAGGAGCTCTCCCAGATCAACCTCAGCAAGGCCGGGCAGAAGATGTCCCAGCAGCTGAGCAACGCCCTGGAGACGGTCGGCGCCGACCTCCGCCGGGAGATCGAGCAGGAGCTCGGGGCTGTCCCCGACACACTCGACGTGGACGTCCGGGTGGACGCCAACACCGCCCAGGCGAGCTCCGCCATCCGCAGCCTGGAGGCCCAGGGCGAGGGCCTGGACATCAACGTGCCGATTGACGCCGACGCCGACCCGCTCCTGGCGGACATCAAGCGCATCCAGCGTGAGGCGGAGATCGCCGAGGACCGCCTGGTCCGCATCGGCCGGGCCGGGGACACCTTCGTGTCCGCCGGGCAGAAACTGAGCGTCGGGCTGACCCTCCCGCTGATCCTCCTCGGCAAGCAGGCCATCGGCATCGCCACAGACGTGGAGACGACCCTCGCCCAGACCATCGGCCTCGCCGGGGGCACCGCCGAGCAGGTCGAGCAGGCCAACGTCGTCATCCGGAGCCTGGCCGGGGAGACGGGCAAGAGCCTGACCGACCTGTCCGAGGCGCTGCTGGCCATCTTCTCCGCCGGGTTCACCGGCCAGCAAGCCTTCGACGTCCTCGACGCCTCAGCCCGGGCCGCCGCCGCCGGGCTGGGCGACACCAGGGACGTAGCGAACGCCATCACCGGAGCTGTCGCCGCCTACGGGCCCGAGGTGCTGAACGCCGCCCAGGCGACGGACATCCTCGTCAACACCGTGAAGGAAGGCAAGGCCGAGGCGTCCCAGCTGGCCCCCCAGTTCGGCCGTCTCCTCCCTCTCGCCGCCGAGCTCGGAGTGGGGTTCGATGACGTGGGCGCCGCCCTGGCGTTCCTGACCCGTGAGTCGGGGGACGCCTCCCAGTCGGCCACCGCCGTTGCGGGCATCCTCCAGAAGCTCGTCAAGCCGACCCAGCAGGGAGCCGAGGCCCTGTTGGCCGCCGGGTTCTCGAGCGAGAGCCTCCGGGAGAGCCTGGCCGACCAGGGGCTGCTCGGCACCCTCCGGGACGTCCGCAAGGGCCTGGAGGAGACGGGCGGCTCGCTGGGCGAAGTGTTCGAGGACGCCGAGGGGTTCGTCGGGGTGCTGTCCCTCACCCGGGAGGAGGGCGCCGCCGTCGATGCCGTGTTCAACAACCTGAGCAACAGCGCCGGCACCCTGGACTCCGCCTTCGGGGCGTTCGATGCGACCAAGGCCGCCGAGCTCGCCAAGGCCTCCGCCACCGCCCAGACGGCCCTCGCTGACATCGGCAACGTCGCCTTGCCCGTGCTCGCCGAGGTGCTGAGCCTGTTCGCCAAGGGCGCCGCCCTGTTCTCCGCCCTGCCAGCGCCGCTGCAGACGGCCGCCGTGGGAGCTCTGGCGCTGGCCGCCGCCCTGGGGCCGGTCATGATCATCGGCGGGAAGATCCTCCAGAACTTCGGCACGATCCAGACGGCCGCCGGGAAGCTCGGCAACAAGCTCGATGATGTCTTCGGGGCCGGGTCGGGCGCCAAGTTCGCTCGGGCCGCCGGGGGCCTCGCCGCCATCGCTGTCGGCGTGGAGGTCATCCAGAACCGCATCCAGTCGGACCAGGGCGACACCGAGGACTTCCTGGGGGGCATCGTTGACGACGTGAATGCCGCCATCTCCAGTGGGAACTTCGACACGCTGGCCGCCAAGTTCACTGCGGTGGCCGACGCCCGGAACGAGCTCGCCGAGGACGCCAACCGGGCCATCGACCCGTTCAAGCGGAAGCAGCTGACCGAGGCCGTCACTGGGCTCGACTCGATCCTGGCGGCCATGAACGAGACGTCCATCGGCGCCGACGACCTCGCCGTGCAGCTCGGCATCACCAAGGACGAGGCGCTGGCGCTCGGCTTCCAGGGGGCCGACGCCATCGCCGCCTTCAAGGCCCAACAGACGGACCTCGGCATCCAGGTCGATCCGATCGTGGCGGCCCGCACAGCGCTGGACGAGCTGACCCTTGCGTTCCTCCGGGGGACGGACACCGAGCAGCAGTTCGCCGAGGTGTCGGCGCTGACCAACATCCCGGTCGAGGACCTGCACGAGAACCTGGGCAAGCTCGCCGACAAGGCCCGGGAGCTCGGGGACGCCTTCGTGGAGGGGCTGGGGGGCGTGCAGGACGCCTTCGCCACCACGTTCGGCGACGAGGCCAAGGACACGGTCGATGCCTTCCTGACCAACTACGCCAAGCAGGTCACCGACGCCGCCTCGTTCACGGTCAACCTGCAGAAGCTGATCGCCCGGGGCGCCACCGACCTCGCCCAGACGTTCGCCGAGCAGGGGGTGGGGAGCGCCGGGCTCGCCGCCGAGGCCGCCGCCGCCTCAGACGTCGCCCTGGCCGACATGGAGACGAGGTTCGACTTCATCTCCCTGCAGGAGGACACCGCTGAGGCCCGCCAACGGGCGTTCGCCACCCGCATCACCGACGGGACGCTCCGTCTCGTGGAGGAGGCCAACCAGACCGCTGAGGGCCTGTTCGGCCCGGAGGTCGCCGAGACGATCGGGCCTCGCCTCGCTGCCGCTCTGGAGCAGGGGGACGAGGCGTTCTTCGCCGAGCTGGACGCCATCGCCGCAGAGGCCAAGCTGCGCTCCATCGCCATCGGCGAAGGGGTGGGGGAGGGCACGGCCGAGGGGCTGGCGAACAGCATCGCCGCCATCAAGGTCGCCGCCCAGGCGGTCATCGACGCCACGCTGGGAGTGTTCGGCGCCGGGTTCCAGCTGGGCAGTCCGAGCCGGGTGATGATGCGCATCGGCGGAGACGTGGCTGAGGGCTTCAACATCGGCCTGAACGAGGGACTGTCGGCCCCGGACCTGACCGAGTTCACGAACGCACTCCCGAGCGCCGCTACGAGCGCCGCCCAGGCGCTCTCCCTGGGAGCGAGCTTCGGCGCCTCTCCGGCAAACCTCGGGGCCTCTCCGGGGGCGACTGAGGTCACGTTCACCGGGGACATCG